CAATAATAGTGCTTTTCTATACGGAGCCAAATATGATACTCTCTCTGAAGAAGATGCTGAATATGTTGTAAAGAAGGGGCAGACGCTCTCTCCTGGTGGCACGATATATAGGGAAGCAGAAATATTGGACGATGATGGCGACCGCCGAGGACTCCGCAACCGCGATATGATTATGGGCGTAAGCCGAGACCAATTACGAAACGGAGATAAAAAAGCACGTGTGGTGTATTTAGACCCGATGACGTACGGTGGCTCTTATACGAATCCCGGCGTCTATGTCAAGCCCTTAAAATACGAGGGCTACTTGGGCATGATTAATGTTATGTTTCCCGATTTTAGCCCGTGCAAACCACGGAATACAGATCTAGTCGATTTCGGATCCATCGAAAAAGAAATTTCAGATACATACAACAACATTCCCGACGATCAGAGACTTAAGTCAGATCCAGATTGTGTAACCGAAGTACCTTACAATAGAATTTTAGAGCGCCCGTCTAAGGCAGCCATCCAAGGTCTCATACGAGCAGCATGTAGAATTTATGCAAGCGCTCATTTCCTTAAAACCTTCGCAACTTTTTCGCTATTTAAGCCAGATTTCAAAACAGTATACGGCTCGATGTACCCTCAGTATGTGGTTGAAAACATGGAAAGATCGATGAGAGAACCCGGAGGTTCCTTTTGGGAGCTTTTCAATACCTTTAAAAACGATGAGTTTTGGTATGCCTTTTTAGAGCAAGCAGTTCAAACTTACGGGAGATTGGTAGACACCGGTGAAATTGTCAACCCACCCGAAGCCGTTCTGCATGCGCTCTTCCGAATTAATGATGCGCAGGAAGACTATAAATACCCCCAGATTACGTCCAAGCGCAGCGATGTTGAGCTAGCTCACAATATTTTAGAAACCACGGCGCCCTATAGGTGGCCTCTGAAATCTCGCGGTTTGAGACTTTATAGAGGAGAGAAGAACCTGGAAGCCGTGCAAGCCACCGAAGAAGATGCTAAGATCATTTTAAATGAGTTTATGATCGAAGAGTTAAATTACATGGGCGAAAAGTTCATGGACAACCTCAAAGCTATGGACGTTGAGCCCAAATATACTGACATGGGTTATTATGTATTATCTAAAATGTGTCAAGGAGCGAACGATCTTGATTTGGATAAAGAAATTGTTGAAGAAGCACAAGCCCTTCCAGATTCTGGTGACAGCCACTATACATCTGGCGGCGAATTGGCGATGGCAGACGGTTCGGCGTATGTGGGATATTACCATACCAATACGGATGATGACAATAATGTTATATACATGGAAGGAGAGTTCCACACCTCAGAAGAACATGAAGCACTTAATCCTTTTGCACACACAATTAAAGTACCCATTGGTGATGTTGCTGAAATTGGAAGCAGCTACTCTTTTAATGCAGAACAACCGTTTGTTATTGAAAAGTATATTTCTGTTAACGGAACCAAGATGAGCCCAACGGCGGCTATCTCTACCATTAAAGCTAACGATAGCTCTCTTAATATTTCGGATGTCTACCCTGGAACAATGGAGCAAGTGGTGAACGATGCCGGTCAGGTCGAGGGGATCTCTGGCGAATTGGGTGTCCGCTATGGCTTGTTGTTCTCTGTAATGAGTAGCGGCAAAAAGATTTTAGCTCAAACTGAAATAAGCTCCCTCGATTTAAAAATTGGACAGATGGCACCCTTGCAAGCAGATAGCAAGCTTTTGTTATGCCTTATAAATCAATTAAAAGAAAGCAGTGACTTTAAGATCGCAACTCAATATATTTTCCCGTTTAAGAAGACTCTCTCAACACTTGCGATTTATAACGACATGGGATTTTTGCCCTCAATCGGAGAAAAGACCGTGCCGAACAACCTGACAAAACCGACCCTTGAGGGAATGGTCTTGACAGCGCTCGGTGCACCCGACGTCGAGGGGCATGGTCACCTACCCGACTTCGACTCTAAGCCCGGAGCTAAAACCACCTTCCCGAAAGCCAAACAAGGAAACTTTACACCCGATTACTCGGACTCTAATGACAAATGGGCATCTCTTAGTGACCGCACAATTTTCACGCCCTTCAATTTAGATTGGGATGATTGGGATCAGACGCTGCTTCGGAACTCTAAAAGTCGAATTAAGAAATTGTTTAAGCAACATTATTATGGTCGAGAGTTTAATTCTGGTGATGCTGAAGGATCTGATTTTACCAAAATTCTTATCAAAAATCTTAAAGGTTCCTTCACACCTGCCACCGGCAAACGAATTCTGCCATGGTTCAAGCGAAGGAACTTGAGAGACAACCCCTTTAACGCGAAGGGCGAACTTTGTACAAAGTTTGAAAAATAATATAGAAGAGCATATTTATAGTAGGACCAAAAAATGGCACTTGGCGTAGAACTCCCAATTACTGCAGATTCCGGCGACGGGTTTACAATGCTATACAGCATTCGTAGGACCCTACACCAGAATTTTAAAATGTTAATTTTAACAAATCCAGGCGAAAGAGTTATGGAGCCCAATTTCGGAGTAGGAATAAAGCAATTTCTCTTCGCTAATTATACATCAGATTACCGAGCCCAAATATCCGCTAGAATACAATCCCAAGTGCAGCGCTATATGCCGGCAATTGTTGTTAGATCAATCGACTATTTGGATACAAACCCAGATAGACATAAATTGGCTATAAGAATCACCTACTCCATACCCGATGTGGGGATTAAAGATTTATTAGAAATCACTATTTAATAGAAGGAAATATCCATGGCAGACGATCAGAAAAAGTTTTTACCTATCAATTATACTAATAGAGATTTCTCTGGATTACGCAGCGATCTCTTGCAGATGGCTGAACGGTTCTATCCGGACACTTTTCAAGATTTTAGCGAAGCATCCTTTGGTGCGATGATGGTTGATGCTGTAGCCTATGTGGGCGACCAGCTTTCCTTTTATTTAGATTACAATATTAACGAGTCCTTTTTGGACACTGCGTTTCAATACGACAACGTTCTTCGTCATGGACGAGCACTTGGTTACAAAAATACCGGCGCCACCTCCACTTTTGGAAAGGTAGCCCTATATGTCCAGATTCCTGCTGATACTGCCGGTCTTGGTCCGGCTACGGAATATATTCCGATTCTACAACGAGGCACGCGCATGTCTTCTCGCAATGGGTTAAGTTTTATGCTTAGTGAAAACGTAGACTTTAACGACCCGGCCAATCCGATTGTGGTATCCAAGGTTGACAATACCACTGGCGCCCCAACTCACTATGCGATTAAAACATACGGAAATGTAGTCTCCGGACAGCTAGGACAACAACAAGTCACCGTCGGAGCTTTCGAAAGGTTTAAGAGAGTGCAGCTTAAAGATCCTAACATAGTGGAGATTATCTCAGTTTTTGACACCGAAGGCAATCAATACTACGAAGTCGAATACTTGGCGCAGGACATGATTTACAAAGAAATAGCAAACAATAATTTTAAAAGCGATAATGTGCCTTCTATTCTGAAGCCGATGCTCGTTTCTAGAAAGTTTGTAACTGAAGCCACACGCGGAGGATATTCTCTCCAATTTGGTTCGGGCGAACAAGGCGCCACAGATGTGATTGCTTCTCCGCAGAGCGTAGCAATCGATGTTTTCGGTAAAGATTATGTAACCACCACAGCTTTTGATCCAACGAGACTGTCTAAAAACACAAGCTATGGAATTGTTCCGGCAAATACTGTTCTGTATGTTACATATCGTGTTAGCAATTCTACCAACTCTAACGCAGCGGTTGGATCTATCAACAAACTGACTCATCCCCGAGTGACGTTTAACGATAGAACTAGATTAAATGATGGAAAAATCTCTCAACTAATAAGCAGCATTGAGGCGTCAAATGAGACGCCAATCACTGGAGACATTACAACTCCCTCTACAAGCGAGATCAAAAGAAGGATTTACGACACTTTCCCCACACAGAACCGTGCTGTTACTCAGGCTGATTATGAAAACGTAGCCTATCGCATGCCTGGAAAATATGGTTCTATTAAAAGGTGCACCGTTAGTAAAGATCAAGACTCTTTGAAAAGAAACCTTAACATGTACGTGATTTCAGAGGACAAATTTAACAAACTCATCACGACGAATTCTACCATTAAACAAAATCTGAAAACTTGGCTGAACAATTATCGAATGATTAACGACACCATTGACATTCTTGATCCGTATATTATTAACGTAGGGATTGAATTCACGGCACGCTTAAAGCCCGGACAAAATAAGAGTAATACATTATCTTTGGCGACAGCCGCCATTTCTCGACTTTTTGCAGAAGGATTTTTTATCGCCGAGCCACTTTATATGAGCAACATTTATTCAGAATTAAACAAGATCGAGGGGGTCTTAGACGTCGTTAGCGTTAAAATAATCAACAAAGCCGGCGGTCAATATTCTTCGACAACCTTTAACATCAACAAGAACATGTCTCTAGATGGCAGCTATGTGGTTGCTCCTGCCAATGCAATTTTTGAAATCAAATACCCAGCAGTAGACATCAGAGGCAAGATTAAGTAATGGGACTTTTAAGATATACAGCTTCTGCTGACAATACCATTGTTAGTGCGTATGAGTTAGATTTGAAAACTCGCGGCACTGGCGCCAACGCCGGTATGGCCGATATATTGGAAACCTTTTCTATTTTCGGACGTATCAACTCTAGCTCTCAAGAGCTTTCTCGTATCTTATTGAAATTTCCGATTGGTCAAATCACATCTGATCGCTCGGCGGGGGTCATCCCTGCCAGCGGAAGCGTTAGCTTTTATCTTAGAGCATTCGATGCTCCCCATTCCACCACCACCCCAATTGAGTATAAGCTGATTGTATCGGCAGTATCTCAATCATGGCAGGAAGGAGTGGGTCTGGACTTAAATGGCTATAAAGACTTATTGAAAGGGAATATAGGATCAGACTGGCTCCAAGCCCAGAAAGGAACGGATTGGACAAACTATAAAGGCGAAGCAACACCCGGCGGCACCTACTCGACAGCTTCAGGAGAAACCTTCTCCCAGTATTTTTCGGGAGGTTTAGGAGATCTGGAGATTAATATTAGTGACCTTGTAGAGAAGTGGGCTGCCGGCACGACTACCGCCGGCGACAATTACGGTGTAGGCATTATGCTTTCAGCCTCCTACGAAGCCTCCGCATCCGAAGATGCAGTAGCGCTCGATTCTAATGTGATTTATAATCCCGACGGCGCCACCAAGTCCTATTATACCAAGAGATTTTTCGCTAGAGGAAGCCAGTTCTTCTTCCAACGCCCCGTAATCGAAGCCCGCTGGGATTCGTCCGTTCGAGACGAGCGCGGCAATGCTCATTTTAGTAGCTCCCGCGCCCCAGCCGCCGACAATCTCAACACACTTTACTTCTACAACTTAGTCAGAGGGAGACTCGTTAATCTCCCTGATATCGGCGGCGGCACAGTGGCGGTCAGCTTGTTTTCAGGATCGGCTGACAACAGCAAGCCCACCACATCGCCCGCCTTTTTACACAACACCAGCACACCAGTCTTGACCGTCACAGGCGGCTATGTATCTACTGGAATTTATTCGTGCTCGGTATGTTTTACGCAATCATCCAAATTAAGTACGCTCTACGATGTGTGGTTTAAACCCGATGATAGTGTTGGCAACGCCGCTGCGTCCTCGACACAATATTTTACAGGAACAATCTCCCCCACATCGTATGATACGGGTGTTACTTCTCTCGAACCAGTTTACTATATCAATATAACCAACCTCAAAAACAATTATAATAGCAACGAGAAAGCACGACTTAATTTATATGTGCGCAAAAAGGATTGGAAACCTACCATCTATACGGTAGCTAATTCTAGCATTAAGTCTGTTGGCATCCGCAGCGCGTCGTATGGAGTTGTGAGACTAATTGATGATCGCGTTGTCGTGCCGTACGGCACAGGAAGCGACTTCCACACAGGGCTCTCCTACAATGTATCAGGCAATTATTTTGATTTCGATATGGGACTTTTAGAAGAAGGTTTTGCATATGCCTTTAAATTTGTATTCCGAGATGATAGACTTAATGCCTGGGTAGAACAGGATAAAACTTTTAGGTTCCGAGTAGAAGAGAGTTAACAATGAGTATCAAAAAACTTTTTGATTCAGCAACTAAGACAACCACCTACAGCGACTATAAGACTCAAAAACAAACTTATGAGTCTGTAGAGTCGGTTGATAATGCCAATGAATTATTCATTGAACAACAGACGTACGTTCCCGACGTCGATTATACTAAGCCTGAAAACTTCGCATTTTACGGATCTGCATATTATTACTATAAGGGCGCCCTCGACCGCATTTCTGACTTTTATCCTTATGATGGGTCTAAGGCGGAACAAAACAAATTTTATAATGATCTCCTCCCAATTGAAAAATACATCTTTAATAACGAGTATCCACGCCGCACAGGGTATGTCACGCTGTCTAAAACAGGATGGGGAACCTCTACCTTAGAGGGAGGGTATGGATTACCTAGTACCTTAGAATATATCACCTTCAAGGGAGGACCAAACACAGGCTCTTCCAACTCTACTCTTGCGGATCAGTCTCCGAATCCCTACGGAAGCAACATAAACAAGAGCAATATTTACGATGAGAACATTTACGAAACCGCAGGGCTTCCAGATGATTATGGCTCCGGCACGCGCCTTTCCAACTTGCATGCCGATTTTGATGATGGCGTTACAGTTGAGTTTTGGTTAAAGACCGGCTCTATGAGCACTTCTCTTACAGAAAAACAAGTCATCTTCGACTGGTGGAACAACAACGCGTCAAGCAGTGCCGGGTATGGTCGTATCCTTTTGGAGCTTACCTCGGCCAAAGATCAAGATGACAACGCATTGCGCCCATTCTTACTTACAGTAGAATCAGGCTCGACCACTACCAAGAACTTTATTAGCTTGGGCGACGAATCTTTAACTCCCGGATTTTCGGATTGGCGCCATTATGCGGTTACAATGGTTAATACAGGTTCTAAGTTCAATACGCGACTCTATGTGGATGGCAAGCTTAGCGACTTGGTTGATCGGTCATATTATACCCTCACCTCTTCCTTTAAAGTGCACCCTCAAAACTCGGCTCTTGCTGAACGGAATGCTTATACTTCTGCGGGTAACCTTCAAGGTTGGTGGCGTCTCAACACTGATGTTTCGAGCACGGGTGATGTAGCCGACAGCAGCGGGAATGGAAGAGACGGAACATTTGACGCGTCCGGAGAACGACCGTCTTACAACACCACTAACTATCCGGCAGCTTATATTCAAACGGCGACCAACACCTTTGATGGATCAGATGATGAGGTACAAATTGGTGACGATTGGGTGAGTGTGTTTGGCGCGACTGGAACTAGTAAAATGACCTGGAGCCTGTGGATCCGACCAACATCGTTCGCAGCAAAACAGGTCCCATTGGACTTCGGCTATAATACGAAAATTAGCATCGACACCGCCGGCAGACCCCAGTTCTGGACTGCCTGGAACGCCGGCTCCGATACCGTTTACTGGTTCAATGCCGTCACTACCTTAGATCTCAATAGCTGGAATCATATTCTCATGACATACGATGCCACAAGCACTTCGAACACTCCCAAGATCTATATTAATGGCGCTTCTGTCGCAACGTCGCGAGGAGGAATTGCGCCGTCCGGAGTCTGGAGGGGTCCCGAAGGCGCCGCCACAATCGGCGGAGCAATATCGGGCGCCCCCGATTGTCAGATTGCCGACGTTGCTATTTGGGATTCAATTCTCACCGCCACCGAAGCATCCGTT